GTTTGAAACGCATGCCACCGGGAGGGGCGGGAGAGGAGTCGTTAAGCACAGCATTGAAGAAATCAAAAGCAGAAAATTTTGATTCTTCCTGGAACCCTTTACGCGACCAGTTTGAAGGGGGCTTATTCTGCTGTTTGCCCGTCACGTAGCATGTCTTGGCGTAGTATCCACAAAACTGTCTTAGCGTACAATAATCCTCGACTAAGTCTTTGAGTTCGGCATGAGGTATGCCGCAAGGGGCGTCCGTGGTCAAAGTCGTGAATTTTGATGATCCATTGTGGTAGCAAGCCCAAGCAAGTGAAAATAAATCTTTAGGTGTAGCGTTAGTCCTCCTTGCTTGGAGATCGCTGAGAATTTCTTTCACCGTCTCTTTGGTAGCAACAGAATTGGACGTTACTTCGCCGGCGATTGCGGCAAGGTCATTTTCACTGGGCATGATGTTGTCTTGAGCATTCAAGTCAGCTTGAGGTCTAGGCGGTGGGTTTCTGTTTGGATTGCGTTGGCTCTGACCGCTTGACCCGTCTCCCTGCGCTTGGGCATTGAGTCCTTGGATCGGATTTGTTCCTTGTGACCTGTCTCCCATCGTGTTTCTAAGCCAGTGTAAATTAATTCAACCCAAGTCCAAACTTAACACAAACCATCGTCCCTGATTTTGTAAATGAAGTTGGGACATTTGGAGTGTAGGAGTGCTAGTGAATCGCTAAGTGGCTGATTGAGTTTGTAGAGCGTTTTAATCTCCTCAGTGAGCAATAAGGCCCCGTCATCTAGAAGTTCATATTTGACTGTGGTAGCATCAGAGGATAAAGTGTGTTTAGTGATTAAGCGTAAAGCAGTGCTTGGCCGTCTGCCTTGAACGTCCATGGGTATGTGCAAACTAAGGCCATTAAACTCCACGTGTCCATAAGAGCGGCATCGCGCAGTGGGGTGTTTCGCTTCAAAGATTGGGAGAACTGAGTGATCTGAATGTGTGTCAGCTCCACTGGGTTTAGTCATACTACTGCTCGGTCCGGCCGGGTTGTCGGTAGGGGTGGCAATAAGCTTAGCGTGTAACTCTTGAAGTCTTGTCTCGATGGAAGTCAACGTTTTCGACAGGTGGTGGTCAAGGGTGGGTGTAGCTTGGTCGTTGATTTTTGATTCGACTTCAGAAATCCTCTGCAAGATCAAGTCCAGTCTCCTGGAGTCGCTGCGAGCCTCATTGAGTACGCCGTTCTCGACGGTGTTCAGTTTGTTAATGATCTGGTCAGCATCATGGCTAATATGAGTTAACCATTCTAAGCTATTCTTGTGCAATGCGTGTAACAACCCGTATAGCTCATCTAAGGGGAGAGAGGTAGCAGGCAAGTTGTACCTAGCTGGGGGCACGTGGGTTAGCAAGCTTCCGGTAGCAGTGAGCGCCGCATTCAAGTTTGTGAAGAAGGTTCTGTCGGTGGGAGTTTGCTCACGGTCAGCAGCCTCACGCAGGAAAATTTGGTCTTGAGTCTGCGAGGTGCTTTCACTGGCCTTGGTTGGGACGGTTGATGTGAAGGTGTCAAGAATTTCTTTAATAGGCTTGAGTTTATTATCTAAAGTCAGGTGGTTCGACTCTATGAGTGTGGCTTGCGCATTTTGAAGTGCCCCGGCGAGCTGGTTCTTGAATGTGTTAATGTGGTTAATGATATGATCCCGCACCTCAAACAGTTGCCAGACTGTAGCGTATGTCATGAGCACTCCAGGCAAATGATTTGACTATATCAGGGATCTGCTCTAACGGACAATTTGACACTTGCACAGTCGAGCCTGTTATGGTCAGGATGCAGTTAGGACTGGTGGGCTGAAGTAGACTCAGAGCAATGTATACAAATGCGGCGGCGAGTACCGCTACGGAGATGTATGGCAAGAGTGAGTATGATTGCACTGAGTGCTGGCCAGAAGATGCTGGGTGCGGACGCTCCAGTGTTTGGTCCGTTGTAGTTCACAAGTTTGTTCCCGTCGCGGTACTGTCCTCCGTAAGGTAAGCGATGTGTATTATCTCCCACTGATGCAGAATGATTGGTTCTAATAGTAAATATTATAAGGCCAACAGCCGCACCTACAGCTATTGCAAGGACTGATTTACTATTGTCTGGGGGGGGAGTGAAGCTCATTAGTTGGTGAAGAACAGAGGTGGTTTAAGTATGTTAAATGCTTAGTCGTGACGGAAGTTGGTCGGTGATGATGTTGAGGCACTCGCTTGCTCGCGTAGTCGCTATGAAGAATGTTTCAGAATTCTCGGGCAGTTCGCTGGAATGGAAAACGAGTGTAACTTCTTTAAACTCTAGACCTTGCACCTCGGATGTTGTCTTTGATGGAACCCTATACGTTTGTGTAAGCTGGCAGGAAATAGGTCCGAGATGGATAACTACACCCTTCGGTCCCTCACTATTGTGTTGGAAAACAGGTAAAACCTTGAGACTGCCTTCCTTGTCCCCTTGAATGTCGTAGCCAAGTGAATTTAGGAACTCACAAACTGGACGCGGGACCCGGTGGGAAAAGGTCTTAACAAAATGTGCGCGGTATGTGGAACGACCTTGGAATGGGTCGCCTACAAGAACGTTGAATGGTTCAAGGTCAACCTTCAGGCCAAGCTGGTATTCGTCTAGAATTCGGGTTTCAGCCTCTTGATTGTCACAAATGTTA